GCCGAACTCCCTGCCGTATTACAAGCACCTAAACCTATCAATATGGCAATTGCCGCCCCCCGTGGTGAAGCGAAATCCACGTTGGTGTCGCAGTTGTTTACGCTTTATTGCTTGGTGACACAGCAAAAACGCTATGCCCTGATCGTGATGGACAGTATCGACCAAGCCTACCCGATGTTAGAAGCCATCAAAGTGGAATTGGAATTTAACCAACGACTACGTATTGACTTCCCGGAGGTGGCAGGACAAGGGCGCGTATGGCAAGCGGCGACCATTATCACGAAAGCCAATCAGAAAGTTCAGGTGGCGGGCTCCGGCAAGAAATTGCGTGGTTTGCGCCATGGGGCTTATCGTCCTGATCTTGTAGTGTTGGATGATATAGAGAATGATGAACAAGTCCGCAGCGCAGAACAGCGCGACAAGTTGCACGACTGGTTGAAAAAAACCGTACTCCCATTGGGTGCGGCAGGCGATAAATTGGACGTGGTGTATATCGGAACTATCCTGCATTACGACAGCGTACTTAACCGCACTTTGAGCTCCAAGGCGTGGAAAACCGCCAAATTTAAAGCCTTGAAGAAAATGCCCGATGACATGGCGTTGTGGGATAAATGGGAAGATTTTTTCTTAAATGAAGGTGAAGCAGTTGCGGATGCCTTTTATTACGCCAATCAAGCGGCAATGGATAAAGGCTCAGAAGTGAGCTGGGCGGCGCGTCCGTTACTTACGCTCATGAAAATCCGTGCTCGTGATGGTCATGCTACATTTGACTCCGAATATCAAAATGACCCATTAAGCAGTGATGACGCGATTTTTGCCAACGCCATTAAATACTGGACGGAACTGCCGTCCGATTTGATTTATTTTGGGGCGGTTGACCCGTCGCTCGGCAAAGCGGGCGCGAGTCGTGACCCTTCGGCGATTTTAGTGGGCGGTTATCAGCGAGCCACGGGTAAGTTGTATGTTGTAGAAGCGCAGGTGAAAAAACGTCTGCCAGATTTGATTATTGAAGATGTGATCCGTTTCCAACAGCAATACAAGTGCCATCGTTGGTTTGTTGAAACCGTGCAATTCCAAGAGTTCTTAAAGGACGAGTTGGTTAAGCGCTCGGCACAACGTGGCGCACCTGTGCCAGCAACCGCAATTAAGCCTAACACAGACAAAATGCTCCGTATTGAGTCCTTACAACCGCACATGGTGAATGGCTTAATTTTGTTGCACAGCACACAAGCGACCTTAATTGCGCAACTGCGTCACTTTCCAAAAGCTGACCATGATGATGGCCCGGATGCGCTGGAAATGTTGTGGAAGAATGCTATCACCAACGCCGCCCCGATTGAGTGGATAGGCTTAAACGACGAAGACTTGGGGCATGATGATTTTGAAGCGGAAGATGATTTATATAGTATTTGGCGAGGTTAAAAAATGAAACTTTGGGAAAAAATTAAAACATTGGTTGGGGCGAAAACCGAGCCAACCCAAACTGACGAAGCAATGGTGACAGCTAATGGGCGCGTGTTATCCGACCACCCGAGCAACCGCATCACCCCGTCAAAGCTGAAAAGCATTTTAGAAGATGCGGAAAATGGCGATATTACGGCACAGCATGAGTTATTTATGGACATCGAAGAACAAGATAGCTCAATCGGTGCGAATATTCAGACGCGTAAACGAGCGATTTTGACGCTGGATTGGCGCATTGCTGAACCACGCAATGCGACACCGGCAGAAGAAAAACTCCAAACCGAAATTGACGAGTTGTTTTATCAATATCCAAACCTTGAAAACCTTCTTATGGATATGATGGACGCAGTCGGACATGGTTTTTCCGCCATCGAAATTGAGTGGAAATTGGAAAACGGTAAGTATATTCCGCATAACTTTATCCCACGGCCTCAGTCTTGGTTTAAGTTAGATAAACATGACAATTTATTATTAAAAACGCCAACCAATCCTATGGGCGAGCCATTAAGACAGTTCGGCTGGGTTGTGCATTCGCATAAGTCACGCTCGGTGCAACTGGCGCGCATGGGGTTATTCCGTACCCTGGCTTGGCTTTATATGTTTAAGCATTATTCCGTGCGGGATTTTGCCGAATTTTTAGAGCTTTACGGCATGCCAATTCGCATTGGTAAATATGGTGCAGGGGCAACAAACGAAGAAAAACGCACGCTATTACGAGCTCTTGCGCAAATCGGACATAACGCCGCAGGGATTATGCCTGACTCTATGACCGTCGAATTGCATAATGCGGCAAATGCCAGTGCCACCAATAACCCGTTTTTACAGATGACGGACTGGTGCGAAAAATCCATTGCTCGCCTGATTTTAGGGCAAACGCTCACATCAGGCGCAGATGGCAAAAGCTCAACTAATGCGCTAGGTAACGTACATAATGAGGTGCGCCGTGATTTGTTGGTGTCTGACGCTAAACAAGTGGCGCAGACCATTACACAGCAAATCATCCTGCCTTATTTGCAGATTAATGTTGACCCTAATATTGCCTTGCACAGAGTGCCATATTTTGAGTTTGACACCAAAAAATACGACGATTTAAGCACCTTTGCGGACGCTATCCCTAAATTGGTGGGGATTGGTGTGCAAATCCCCGAAAAGTGGACGCGCGACAAGTTAGGCATTCCAGAAGTGCAAGACGGTGAAGCGGTTTTAAAACCGTTTCAAAACGAATTAAAAATACCCGAAAAACAGACCGCACTTTCTGCCCACGTGGTGGGGTGTCAGTGTGCGGGGTGTTTGGGTAAAGGTACGCACGTGGCGTTGTCCGCTGGCAATAAGAGCGAAACGGAACAGGATTTGTTGGATAGCTTGTTAGATAACGGCATGACACAGGTTGACTTTAACCAACAATTAGATCCAATGGTGCAAAAAGCCGTGGCGGTGTTATCAGCCTGTAACAGCTTTGAACAAGCCAGTGATAAACTGGCGGAGCTTTACCCGGATTTAACCTCGGATGCCCACGAGCGCTATTTAACCAGTGCCTTATTCTTGTCGGATTTATTGGGGGCGTCCAATGCCGACCGCACCTAAATTTGCTATTGGCATGGAGCCGACAGAAGCCATTGAATTTCTCCGCCAGAAGAAAATGCTGGCGGGAAAAGTGTTTGCGAAAGACTTACAAGACAGCGCGTTAGCCCGTGCAACGACTATTGCGCGCTTGTCTAGTCTTGAAATGACCAAAGACATTTATCAGTCATTGGAAACCGCTATGCGCGAAGGCAAGGGATTTAATCAATGGAAAAAAGAATTGCTTGGTGAGTTTGAGCGCAAGGGCTGGGTATTTGGCAAGGATAAAAGTATTAGCCGTGGTATTGATAGGAATCTATTAGCTGACCCGAAAACAGGGGAATATTTTGGCACGCCGCGCCGCCTGAATACAATTTACCGGGTGAATATGCAATCGGCGTATTCCGCCGCACGTTATCAGCGCATGCGCGATAATGTGGACAATCGTCCTTACTGGCAATATTCCGCTGTAGGTGACGAGAGAACCCGTCCTGCTCACTTAGCATTAAGCGGCAAAATTTACCGTTATGATGATCCATTTTGGGCGACATTTTATCCCCCAAATGGGTTTAATTGTCGCTGTTCAGTGATTGCACTTGCCGAACGAGATTTACAACGTCGTGGCATGGATAAGCCGGACGATAGTTCTGAATTTTTAGTCGAAGTGGAACGCCCCGCCGATAAAGCGGGAAATCGTGAAAAAACCATTGGTTTTAAATTGCCCGACGGCACGATACGGGTGACGGATAAAGGCTTTGATTATAATGTAGGGCGATTGAACTATAAGCCGAATTTGGATCTTTATCCGGAAAAGCTGGCGCATCAGTTTGCCAAAGCGGAAATGAAAGGGGCTGAATTTAAGTCGGATTATGCGAAGTTATCTGATTTTTTAGAGCCGCATATTCCGCATTATCACGCACTAAAAGGCAGACAGGCGCGCGAGAATTTGTTACAAGAGTTACGTGATCAGTATTCGAAAAACTTCAAATTTGCTGCCGGTTTGTTGACTAATGAGACAAGAGAAATCATTGGTACAGAACTTAAAACTGTTTGGCTTTCGGATGATTCAATGGTGAAACAAATTGTACACCGTTTCGGTCAATTCGGTGCGGAGGCCTACGAAAAATTGCCTGATGTTCTTCATACGCCCGATGAAATCAAATCGAGCAAAGGCAACCATTTTGAGTTTTATAAAACATTCAATGGTGAAAAATATGTTGCGGTGATTAAGATTCTTGACAAAACGAAGGAAATTTACATGCAGTCATTCAGACGAGACTAATGCGCACCATCAGGTGGGACTCGGACACCCCCACACGTATTTCCTGGGTCTATTTCACCCCTTCGTTTAGCAGTTGCCGAGATTCGCTGCAACAAATGGTGCATAAGCCGAATATACCCCTGTTTACTTTGAAAAGCAACGCTTATGATCGAAATTGAAATTAATAATGTGCAACAGATTGCGACAATACTGGAACGGTTAGCAAATGCCGCACAAGACCGCGTGCCACTCATGCGCAGCATTGCCGGCACGATGGAGTCCGCCGTATTACAAAACTTTGACGTAGGTGGCCGTCCTAAGTGGCTTGGATTGAAATGCCGCCAAGGCACACCGCTAGTTGATACAGAAAATCTGATGAACAGTATCACAAGTTATTATGATAATGACAGCGCAGAGGTCGGCACCAACGAACCTTACGCGGCAATTCATCAATTTGGTGGTAAAGCCGGACGCGGTCGAAAAGTGGATATTCCTGCCCGCCCATTCCTCGTTTTAACGCCACAGGACGAGGAGGATGTTTTAGATGATGTGCAAGCCTATTTTCAGAGTGTGATGAAATAAAATCAAAAACAGCTCTAAATCGCGCGTATTTGCATTTTTACGATAATAGCGGTAATTTATCGAATGATTTTTTTTAAAACGATTTAAAAGGATTTAAAAAGGTTTTAAAAATGGTTTAAGATAAAATACAACATCAAAATTCATTTTTTCAAAAATTCTAACCTAGAGGGGAGTGTGGAAGACGCTCCCCTCTTTTCATTACCTCCAATCCATTATTCTAGGAATCCTAGATTAACTTTTCAGGATTTTTACGAATGAAACTCACCCTTGCAGCCTGTAGTTTTGAAATTGACAAAGCGAAGTATGGACGCATCCAGCTTTTGCCTTATGGAAAATTTAGAGCTATTGACGGCAGACCGACAGATGTGGAGGCATGGTATGTAACCGATACAAACGGGGCTGATGTTGTAGCATTGGCTAACAGTCAGAAAAATCCCCTACCCATTGACTACGAACACCAAATCTTACATTCGCAACAAAACGGCAAAGAAGCCCCAAGCGCAGGTTGGATGGAATATCTCTATTTTAACCCACAAGGAATTTTTGCCGATGTCCGTTGGACGGACAAAGCTGCGGAATACATCAAAAATGGCGAATATCGTTATATCTCTGCCGTGTTTGCTTATGACACGAATGGTTATGTTCGCAAAATCTTTCACGCTGCACTGACTAACAACCCAGCTTTAGACGGCATGGACGAAGTAATGGTTGCCGCCAGTGTGCAACTTTTAAATCAACAAAAGGAAAAGCCAGCAATGGACAAAAAATTACAAGCCGCCTTGTGCGCGTTGCTTGCATTAAAAGCAGACGCCAGCGAAGCGGAAATTACCGAAAAAGTGACCGCACTTTCTGCTGCTAAAGGCGATAGTCCAGTCGCACTGTTAGATGTGTATGCCAAATTAGCAGAAAAAGAACAATCTGTCGCAGCACTCACTGCGCAGGCAGGCAAACCTGACCCAGCTAAATTCGTGCCGGTGGAACAGGTTGCCGCATTACAGGCTGATTTTAATGCGCTTAAAAACTCGGTAGAGACCGATAAAAAAGAGGCATTGATTCAGGCCGCCTTATCGCAAGGTAAGTTATCACCTGCGTTAAAAGATTGGGCTCAAAGCCTAAGCATTGAAGCGTTAACCGGTTATTTAGATAAAGCTGCGCCGATTGCTGCACTGGCTGGCGGCCATCAAGCGGAAGAAGATCCGAATAAAGGCAATGTTGTGGCATTAAGTGCGGCAGAACAGGCGGCAGCTCGTGCATTAGGTATGACTGAAGCCGAATATATCAAAGCAAACAAGGAGTAAAAATAATGAGCTTTAAAAAATCCGAAGTTTTAAAAGCGATTGAAACCCAGTTTAAAAAAGACTTTGCAGCTGGTTTAGGCTTAATTAAACCGCAGTGGGATCTTATCGCGATGAAAGTATCCTCTAACACCAAAGTAAATACCTATGGTTTCTTGGGTCAGTTCCCGAAAATGGTGGAATGGGTAAACAAACGTCAGCGTAAAGCGATGCAAGCCCAAGGTACAAGCATTGAAAACAAATTGTATGAAAGTACGGTAGGTATTCCGCGCACTGACATTGAAGATGACCAAGTCGGCTTATTCCGCCCGATGGTGCAACAAGCGGCACAAAGTGCGGCCGAACTGCCTGATGACTTGGTGTTTGGTTTGTTAAAAGCCGGTAAAACGACATTGTGCTATGACGGTCAAAATTACTTTGACACTGATCACCCTGTTTTTGACAACGTGGACGGCACAGGCTCAAGTAAAGAGCAAAGCAATATCACCACCGGCACGAAAACAGAAGCACCAACGTTTTATATTTTCGACACCACCAATGCGATTAAACCATTAATTTGGCAAGAGCGCACAGCACCGGAAATCGAAACGAAGTTTGACCCGTCAAAGTCAGACACCGTATTTAACGAAGATATTTACGAATGGGGTGTGCGTGCACGTGGTGCGGCAGGTTTTGGTTTTTGGCAGCTTGCCCACCGCGTTGAAAAAACAGAACTCAATGCTGAAAACATCATGAAAGTGATTGCCAAAATGCAATCCTTGAAAGGTGATGGTGGTAAGTTACTGAACATTCGTCCGAATGTCATTTTAGTGCCACCGGCATTAGAGTTCCAAGCTCGTCAAATTTGCGAGGGCGAAATCATCAACGGTACGACCAATATCTTAAAAGGTCGTTTGAAAGTGATTGTGTCACCACAAATCATCGAAGAATAACCAATCAGGGCGGGAAACCGCCCTAGGAGTTAATTATGGCTAAGAAAAACCAAAAAGACGACGCAACCCAAGATGTGCACACAGCACCGGATGAACAGGCGCAAGCCCAAACCGAAAACGGTGCGGATAATGCCGAAAGTGCGGTAGAAAAACACGATGAATCGGACGACAAAGAAGGGCAAGTGATTGTGCCTATCGGTTATTCGATTAAATTGCGTGAAATCCATCCTCAAGCAACCTATGGTCGTTGCGGTTATCGCTTTAACAAAACCGATGAGGTTTACATCGCAGCAGATGACTTAACGGCGGAACAAACTTTAACGCTTGCGGAAGATCCTTGGTTAGAGCTTGTCCCGGTGTGTGAGGATTAAGCCATGTATGCAACGGTAAAAGATTTTGTTTTGCGCATCGGAGAGTTTCAAGCGATTCAGCTAACCGACCGTGACCGCGAAGGCGTAGTGAATGAAAGCGTGCTGACTATTGCGCTTTCAGATAGCGCAAGCCAAATCGACGGTTATTTAAGTGCACGTTATCGCTTGCCGTTGCCGACAAGTCCGCAAAATCTCACTCGTATTTGTTGTGATTTAACCCGTTACCGCTTGGCAAGTATGTCAGAAGTGACGATTACTGACGAGATTATCACGCGCTATAAATTGAGTTTAAAAGAGCTTGAAGACTTAGCGGCGGGAAAAATCTCCCTCGGTATTGACATTGAAGACGACCAACAAAGTGATGGCAATGTGGTGATGTTTGCTAATCCGAACAATAGGATTTTTGGCCGTGATAACCGAAATTGAAAATGCACTGGTTGACCGCTTGACACGTGGCTTGGGACAGCTTGCTAATACCGTGAAAAGCTATGGTGGTGAGCTGGACGACGAAAGCCTGGGTACGGGACGTTTGCCTATGGTGTTGGTGACGTTCGGCGGTGCGCGAATTGAGCCGATGGGCGTGCGCGGTACAGCGTTTCGCACCTCTGCTAAATTTGTGGTCATTGTGGCGGTGCGCTCATTGCGCAGTAACCAAGCCGCACGACAAGGCGGTGTGGATAAACGCGAGGTCGGTGCGAATCAGTTGATTTATGCGGTACGCCGCTTGCTGGATACGCAACGCTTGGGCGGATTAGTTAAGCCGTTAAAACCGCTGGCGATTCGGACGTTGTTTAACAATGCGCAGTTTCGCACTGAAAAAGTCACGGCGTATGCCATCGAATATGAAGCTGTGTTTGATGATGTTGCACCACTTGAAGATGGTTTGTATCCGGAAAAAACACAAGACCCGACAAGTCCTGATTTTGTGTTTACCCATTATGCGGCCGAACTCTCCCCAGCGTCGCCAACCCTTGAGCATGTGGACGGCAAATTATATGACCCGAACAACAATGCCGAGGTCGGATTTAGTGTAAAAACAAAGGAAAAAACATGATTGTAAAAGCAACTCCAGGGGTGAAAGTCCCTTTAGAAAATCAGCCGCACGCCTACATCGAACAGGAACCGGTTGAGGTGGAAAATACGGTCTATTATCAGCGCAGAATCGCTGATGGCGACTTAATCGAAGTGCAACCAACCCGCAAGCAAAGAGGTACAGGCAATGACTAACATTGAATTTGAAAAAATCCCGAACAGCTTACGCAAGCCGGGTGTTTATACTGAATATAACGCTAAAGGCGCAGTGACAACCTTGCCAACGAATGAGCAAGAAGTGTTAATTGTTGCGCCAATGGTTGGCGGTGCGACGGCATTTACCCAACCCGTGCGCGTGTATTCTGACCTCGATGCAGCAGAAGTATTTGGTGCAGGCTCGTGGGCGCATTTGATGACGCGCATGGCTATTACCAACAATTCGCTCATCCGTTTATCTGTGATGGGGTTAGCAGATAGTTCATCGGGTGTGGCGGCAAGCGGTAGTTTAACCTTAACCGGTACTGCAGCAAGCCAAGGTGTCATGACAGTAACCATTGCCGGTATTGATTACAAAGTGGCGGTGGCAACGGGTGAAAAATCCGATGCGGTGGCAGCGCGCTTGAATGCAATCATTAATGGTGCGACAGATTGCCCAGCAACATCAGCTGTAAATGAGAGCACGATTACGCTTACGGCAAAATGCAAAGGTGAAATTGGTAATGAAATCAACTTGACCGCAACCAATACGGCTAAAGATATGACTATTAGTGCCACAGCATTTGCTAGCGGCGCAGAAAATGCGGATTTAGCCCCTGCATTAGCAAGTGTTGCCGGTACGCATTATCACATCATTATTTCGCCGTTTGCAGACGATAAAAACGCTAAGGCCTTGCGCGAACATTTAGAATCCGTGTCCGCTCCGTTAGAGAAAAAACCTGCTATCGGTGTGTTGGCATGGCGTGGGTCAATGGCAACCGGCACAACTTATACCGAAAAAATCAACAGTGAGCGTATCACTTGCGGTTGGTACAAAGGTGCAGTTGAATCTCATGCCTTGATTGCTGCTGGGTATGGCGCAGTGATTGCAGGTGAAGAAGACCCGGCGCGTCCGTTAAACACCCTTGAAATAAAAGGCTTGACCGAAGTTGACCCAACTCAAACCCCGTTATTAACCGAAGCGAATCAGGCGTTATATCACGGTTTAACCCCGATTACGGTAGTTAATCATCGTGTCCGCATTATGCGTGCAATCACGACTTACACCAAATCGGCAACCAATACGGATGACCCGAGCTACTTGGATTTAACCACCATCCGCACGCTGGACTATACGCGCAAAGCCATTGAACAGCGCATTGAGTTGCGTTTCCCGCGTGCCAAGTTATCTGCACGCACACCGGACAAAGTGCGGTCAGAAATCCTTGATGTTTTATTGCGTTTGGAAAACGAAGAAATTTTGGAAAACGTGGCACAACACAAAGCGAAATTGTTGGTGAAACGTAACGGCGTTGACCCGAACCGCTTGGATTGTGTCATCCCGACCGATGTGGTGAACGGATTGCATATTGTCGCCAACCGTGTTGATTTGATTTTATAGGAGGCATAAATGGCCCAAGAATTTGCAAGTCTTGGCATTGTCGAAGTAGACGGCCAAGAAATTGACTTAACCAAGTTAGATGTGCGTGTTACCACCGGTCGCAAGCCGGTGAAGACCATCAACCGTAAAGGGCGAGTGAAAGGCTTTGCCAAAGGCATTACCGAATATGCGTTGTCACTCACCGTTGTTGTGCCGTTAAACGCGGCAGAGCCTGATTGGGATAACGTGACAGATGCGAAAATTACGGTGGAAGAAGAAAACGGTAAACGAATCTCATACATCGGCTGTTTTACCACCGAAACAGGCACAAGCTATACCGTAGATAGCGAAGAAGTGCGCGATTTGCAAATGGTAGCGTTAGACAAGGTTGAGGAATGATGAAAATTCGTTTGAAACTTGGCGTGCTGTATAACGGCACGCTACATCATGACGTGTTAGTCAAAATTTTGACCGTGGGTGGTGAATGCCAAGCGTTGGAAGTTATCAGTGACCTTGGGTTAAGCGAAAAAGAAACGTTAAACACATCGGAACAAATGCTGGTTGACTTAGCGTATCTGGCACAGCAAGTAGAGTTTGATGGTATTCCGCGTGAGGCGGTGACTCCGGCATTCTTGTTGGATAACCTTGCCACTGATGATTATGTGTTGATTAACTATGCAATCAATCAATTGCGAAAAAAGCGCACGGGCGTTTCGGAAAACCCGGAGACGGCAAGCGAAGCGTAAAAAAACGCAATGTCAACGAAGTGTGGCAGGCGTACGAAAACTACCGCTCAGCAACGATTTTACTGGGTAAGTTTGGATTTACTGCGCAAGCCGTCTGGAATATGTGTCACGCGGAAGTCAGCGCATGGATTAACAGCTATTTAGCGAGTCAAGGCGCGAAAACCCAACATAATACCGACGAATCTACGACGTCCTATACATTTAAGCGTCGTAAAAATAAGGGGGCGTAAAGCCCCTTTTTTATTGCTTTAAATAACGTTTTAACAAGGTTTAAAAATGGCAAATATGGATGTCTCATTAATACTCAAGGCGAAAGATTACGCCAGTAGCGTAGTAAAAAGCGTTGAAAACAGTGTTAGCAAATCAACCAAGAATATCGAAAATCAAGCCCAACGCAGTGCCACCACGCAACAAAGAGCGATGCGTCAAACGGCACAAGTAACGGAGCAAAGCTACCGCCAAATCCAACAAGCGGCACGCAACCGCGAAATGCTGGGTGTGCGTAGTGAGCGCAGTATCCAGAACGAAATCAACCGCACCCGCGCGGCATACGACCAATTAAAACGCAGTGGCATTGCTTCCGGGCGGGAATTAGACCGTGCCGCCATCGCTACAAAACGCCGCATTGCGGAGCTGAATGCGGAAATGGGCAAAGTGTCTATGGGGCAACGCTTGGGCAATATTGGACGTGGCGTTGCCGGTTTGGTTGCAGGCGGAACTGCTGCTGGCATGGTGTTGGCGCAACCCATGAAAAAACAAATGGATTATGACCGCTCTCTTGCGATGACGGCTAACACCGCATTTGCCGAACGTGACGTGGCGGGACGTATCACCGGTAAATCAGAACTGAATAATGCCGTAAAAAGTGCGGTTGAAATTGGTGGCGGCACCAAGGAAGACGCCTTGGGTGCGTTAGATACCATGTTGGCCTCCGGTGCGGTGAAAGCCGATACCGCCATGAAATTGTTGCCAACGCTACAAAAAGGCGCCACCGCAACGGGTGCAAGTACCGACGACTTAGCAAAAATTGCCATTTCAGCGATGCAACAGTTTGACATTGGCGAAGATAAAATCGGCGAAGTGTTAGATAAAGCCGTGGCCGCAGGTCAGGCAGGCAACTTTGAACTGGCGGACATGGCACGTTGGTTGCCGCAACAAATGGCCGCGGGAAAATCTGCGGGCTTAAAAGGTATGTCGGGGTTTGAGGCGTTATTGGTCGCCAACCAACAGGCGCGTGTAACTGCCGGAACATCAGATGAAGCGGGAAATAACTTAGTCAATTTACTTGCAAAATTAACATCAAAAGAAACCTCAGACAGATTTAGAAAACTCGACATAAAAGGCAAGGATGGTAAAGACCACGGGGTGGATTTTATCGCCTCAATGGAAGCTCAGAAGAAAAAAGGTAAAAACTCCATCGAAGCCTTTATGAGCATTATGGATCAGGTGATTGGTCAGGATGGTAAGTACCAGGCACTGCAGAAAAAACTTAAAAGCGCCAAAAAAGAAGATCAAGCTCAAGTCCTGAATGAAATGACGAACTTGGTGGAAGGCACAGCAATCGGGCAAATCATTTCCGACCGTCAAGCATTAATGGCGTTATTGGGTATCCGTAACAACGTGAGCCTCGGTAAAGAGGTGAAAGAAAGCCTGGATAAAAGCGAAGGCGCGGTGGATACCTCTCATGCGGTTATTAAAGATACCAACAGCTACAAAGTGGAAGACGCGAAAAATAACGTAGATTTCGCCCAAATGCAAGGTATGAAGGGATTTAACGATGCCTTGGGTGATGTAAGTGTGAAAATTGCCGAATACGCCAAGGCTTATCCTGATTTAACCGGCAAGATTGTGACTGCAGGCACAGTAGTTGCATCTTTAAGTGCAGCCGCCATTACGGCAGCCGGGTCTTTGCGATTATTGGGCGGTAAAGGCGGTTTAGGGCTTGGTGTGGGTGATGCGTTAAGCAAGGGGGCGGGAGTGACCAGTGCGGCAGGTGGCACTGCAGCTGCGGCGAATACATCAAAAATGGGACGTCTTGCTAAGTTTGGGCGAGGCGGTTTGCCATTGTTAGTTTTGGGTGCGATGCTTGAGGGATCGGAAAATTACGCCCCTTATATGGCAAAACAAGAAGAACGACAAGAAGCCTTGGATGCCGCAACGAAAGACGAAAAACAAAAGTTCTACGCAGCAGCCTATCCAAGCAAATCGGTGTTTCAATATGCCCCGCCTGTTTCCGCGCCTGAAAAGTCAGTTTGGTCTTTAGCAAGTGGCGGTTATGCACTTGGTGACGCGGCAAAACGCAAGGAGATTGCAGACGAACGCTTAAAGCGAGGCACATTAACACAAGATGAATATAATCGTCGTGTGCAAGTGCCAGACTATAAAGCTGAATTTCAGCAGTTGGGCTCGACTATCAGCGAAGGCATGAAACAAGCAGTGGAAAGTCAAAATTTCACCATTCAAAATCAAATTCACGTGGACTTAGACGGTCGGACGATTGCCGAAAGTACATCTGAAAACCAATATCGCGAACTTAAACGGGGGTAAAAATGAAAGGTTGGACAATGCCAATCCAGCAGGCATCTTATCGCGGTGTGCGGTTTGATGTGGTAAGTGTGGATGATAACTTAGAGCGCGCCACCATTACGCATGCGTATCCGTTTGTGAATGGCGGCGACATTGAAGATTTAGGTTTAAATCCGCTCACCATCCAACTGCAAGCAGTGTTTTATGGTGAGGGATATTACACTGATTTTAAACGTTTTTTATCAGCCTTGGAAAAACAAGGAGCGGCGGTATTAGTGCATCCGATTCGGGGGCGCTTGCAAAATATGCTTTGCACCTCGGCTTATTTTCACCACGAAGCAGATTTTGTGGACTATGTCACAGTTAGTCTTAGCTTCCAGGAAGCCACTCCAGCAAAACCGATCTTCTTGTTTAATTTTTCTGTGCTTGGCTTGATTGATGAACTATTAACCAAACTCGAAGACTTGGTGGATGATGTATTGGAGCTATATGGCACCTTTATGGAGGGGATCTCTTTTGCCGCTAATGTCAAATCACGTTTATTAGGCTCGTTTGGCGCGCTTTACGGCTGTTTTGAGCAAGTGCGCGATATGTTTGACATGGACAAAAAAAAGCATGCTATCTCAGTAAATACACCGACGTCTAAAGAGGCGTTTAAACAACAAGGCAGCAATGCTGTCCGTGAGATGGCGAGCATGATTCGCGATGGCTTAACGGCTATTGCCAACCGTGACGACCTAACCGTGCGAGCAAAATTTGATGAGGTCACTCGCACCGTGAAAAGCCTATTAGAAATTGCACCGAATTTAAGCAATGGCAAAAACAGCAAATCAAATACCCTGAAATCATTAACGTCATCCTTGACGGCGCAGGACACTAAAGAAATCTTCTGCGCCGTGCAGTTGTTGGCAACGGCGACTGTGTTGAAAATCGCCACGCAGTTTATTGAGGACGATTCGTTAATTCCGTCCGAAATTGATTACATTGTGACGGAATCGCGCTTGCAAGCTTTGGCGACGTTGAATACCGTGCGTGCGTTAGTGCAGGCGGAGCAAAATGCGATGACATTACATTACGTCAAAGATGATTTCGGGTTGATGTCATTGCACGCAAAAAAACAAACAGGCGCAAGACAACTGCAAAAACCGAACACGGGGCTTTATACACAAGCCTATAACACAGCAGAAAAACTGCGTCAACAAAGCCACAAATTAACCCAGCTTGCGTTGGCGGCGATTAATCGCAAACCGCCTTTAATTATTCGCACGGTGGAATTTGATAGCACGATTCAGCAAGTGGCACATGCCTTTTATGGCGACTACACCCGCGCAGGTGAGCTGTTGCGTCTGAATCCGCACATCCGTTACCCGAATTTTATTTCACGTGGTGAGGTGCTCAATGGCTACGCAAAATAACGGCTACCCGTTTAACAATGAGATTGTGGTTGAGATTGATGGAAAACAGCACAAAAACTGGAAAAGCTACGATATCGACAGCGATTTCTTAATTCCTGCGGATGCCTTTAATTTCAGCATTGGCGTGCCGTCAGACAATACTGTTTTAGCGGATTATTCAGGCAAAACGGCAAAAGTACTGATTAACGGCGAGCTCGTACTAACAGGCATTGTTGACACTACTCAACATTCTATCTCAAAAACCGACCGCACTTTTAGCT